GCGTTGGTTCACAAGACCAAAATTAAATTGGAAAGAAAATCTTCCCACAAGGAAAATCATGTCTATTAGTGAAGCCAAAGGGACTTCGCTAAGGACTATCATAGACGGTATATACGGGCTCGTGGGCCTGGGTGTTACCGGTGAGATGGATCTTAGCGATGCTCCCAATGGGGACTTAAATCTGGACGACATCTTTGGAGATAATGTCCAGGCGCAGACAACTGCCACCCCAACTCCTGAAACCCCAGCAGCAACCACTACGACAACGCAGCCGGTTGAGCCAGTTATAAAGACGAAAACTGGTACTGTTTACAAGTCTATTGGGGACGCCGTCGAGGGGATCGAGCATAAAGACGCTTTGATCGCCCAGCTACGTGAACAGGTTCGTAATAACACCGGACACGATCCGTTGGTTGCGAAGCCCGACACTAAACAACCTGTGAACTACGTTGTCGATCAAGACAAGTACTTCGAGGATATCGCACGCGCGGTAGAGACGAAGAATACTAAAGCGTATATGGAAGCACAGCAGAAGTTAATCTGGGATAGTTTGGGGCCAATTGCTCCGACTATTACTGCATTAAGCCGTGCTAATGCCGAACGGGTTGTCGCAGAACAGCTACCTGAATTCAAAGGATTCCTCAACTCGGAGCAGTACCAGACGTTAGGTCAAAGCTCCCCGCTGTTGCTGGATGCTATTAAAGCAGCCGAGTCGAATCCCGCAGCCGCCTCTCAGCTGCCCGAGCTTTACAGGATAGCCTATCTCGCTAGTCAAGGCAGCCGTGTTCCCGAGTTAATTCAATCTGCTCAGCACTCTGTGCAGCAGGTTCAACCTCGGCCTACGGTTCAATCGACGCAATTAGCTCCACCTCCTACCAACTCAGCGCAAGTTCAGCCGGGACTTAATAGTACGGCAGAGCGCAAGGCGATGATCGAAAGGCAGGAAGCAAGCGGAGTCTTGAACCTTAAATGGTAATTTAAGGTAATCTACAATGTTTAAGAACTTTCTGAATGTGGCGTTCGGCCTTCTGGGTTTGGGCGCTGATGTTGTGACCGTGACTTCGGGCACGGCTGGTAACGCTGGTAACGTGGCTGCTGACTTGCAGACTTACTTCTCAGCGAAGCTGCTCGAAGTTGCGGAACTGAATACGATTCTGGATCAGTTTGGTGAGAAGGCTCCTGTGCCCTCCAACTCCAGCAAGACCATCCAGTTCGTGCGCGAAGAGAAGTTTACTACTTCTACTTCCCCCACCCAGCTTACTGAAGGGCTTCCCCCGGATGCAGTTGGCTTGACGCTGAACCAGTTTGATGCTGTAATGGAACAGTACGGTTTCCTAACCCGTATTTCGGATCTGGCTGAGCTGACCGCAAAGCACCCGATTGTGCAGCGTACCATGCATCTGATGTCGTTGCAGGCGGCTGAAACTCATGACCAGCTGATCTTCAACGTCCTCAATAGCTCGACCCAGACTTACTTCCCGAATGGCCGTACGGCTATTACCGGCCTGCTCCCCACCGACCTGCCGAGCTACAATGACTTGACTGCCATTGAAGCCCAGTTGCAGACTCTCGGCGCGCGTGGTATGGACGGCGGCGACTATGTCGCAGTCATGGCTCCGAACGCGTATAATGCGCTGCTCAGGGACCCGGACTGGAAAGCGTCTCACCAGTTGTCTTCGCCTGATAAGATCTGGCGCGGCGAGGTTGATACGCTGGCTGGCATCCGCGTTGTGCGTTCGAACGCTCCCGGCTTCCTGCCGAATACGTCGAACTCTGGCACTGGTCAATCGACCAAGGTGTACACTAGCTTCATGATTGGCCGTTACGCCTATCAGATCAGCGACTTGCAGAACCTGAGGGTTTATGTGGTTGCTCCTGGTGGACAGACTGATCCTCTGCAGCAGTCTCGGAAACTGGGTTGGAAGTTTGCATTTAAGGCGATCATCACCAATAACAACTGGTTGACTGCCTATTTCACTTCTGGTCTGGATTCACTGGCGCACGCCTAATCTAACTGAGGGGGGAGGCAACTCCCCCTTCCTCAAAGGATTGAAGTCATGGCTCAAAATTACGGCGCTGCCCAACCTATCGCCGACTCTATTTCTAGTGGTGTTCAGAAGTTCGAACACTTCCTCGGAATGGGTGCCCCATCAGAAGCATCCCATCCAGATCCGAGTTGGCACAATAGTATGGTCAACGCAGCGAATGATTCATTTCGACATCAATCATCAGGAGCTGGTATGGCTAAATTTGAAGAGCATTCCCACCATCATGAGGTACATGAAATTCATCGTCCTCAGGGCCACGGGTATGTTGACCAGAAGTACGGCAAGGGCAATCGCTCCCCGATTTCTGGCAGCGTTCCGCAGGTAGATAGTGGCACAGTACCCGGCGCAGACGGCGCAGGTTCCCCCGGTTCAGCCGGCCCGGAATACGGCGCAGGTCCTTCCGCCAACATGTAATAAAGCGGGGGGACCAGCCCCAGGCTGAAATCCCCTCGTAAACTTGAATAGGAGCCTACTTTGGCTAAAGTAGATTTAGGGACCACAAGTCCAAAGACTGATGAACGTGAGAAGCGGTGGGTCTACGTTCCAGAGCGTGACGTGTTTGACATGCCGCATCCCACTATCCGAGTGAACCTTTTAGAGTTCCCTCCGGGCAAACACTTCGTTGATGCCGAACTTGCTGATTTTATTGAAGATCGCGTTCGATTGAAGTATGAAGGTGACATCCGAGTGATGCGCCCAACGCAAGATTATAAGAGTCAGGATGCTATGAATCGGTTTGGAACCGGTTCGCGAACTGGTAGTTTAATTAAGAATCCTGATCAGGTGATGGGTTAATTATGAACGCGTTTCAGACGTGGATTGTTGGATTGCTTTCAGCTGGAATCTCTGCGGCTGCAATGTCGGTTACAGTGGTTATCGCAGATCCCGCTACGTTCAATCTTAATCAAGGATTGCCTAAGTTGGGGATTGTCTGCGGATTGACAGCGCTGTTGCATATGGCAGCGTTTCTGCAGAAGTCTCCTTTGTGGATTACGCCGGCTCCTCCGGCCTCAACTAAGTAACAGGAGTTACGCATGTCGGTATTGTCTACCATTGTTGTTGATGTTGAAAAGTTTCTAAAGGGTACTGGCTCCGACGCGGAGAAGTTTGCTGTAGCCTTTGTTAAGTATTTGAAGAAGGTTCCCGCTGCTGAACAGCAACTGGATAACTTTCTTTCAGAAGCAGGCGTTGTAGTTGAGGCTGCAGTTGCTCTTGTTGATCCGGTTGCTGAAGCGCCTGTTGCAGGTGCATTTGCAATCGTTGAGACTGGTTTGGCTGCGATTGGCGCGGCTGCTTCTGCGGCTACTAGTGGCAATTCGTTGCTGGTAAACCTGCAGAACTTTGCAGCTTCGGTACCTCAGTTGCTGACTGGTTTGACGATCAAAGATCCTGTTTTGCAGGCTCAAGTTACGAAGATTGTTAACCTGATTGTAAATGAAACGAAGGTCCTGCTTCCCGCTATTGAGGCTTGGGTGGCTCAGATCAAGGCTTCCTCAACCCCTGCAGCCTAATTGAAGTGGGATGAATGACGGTATTAACCTTCTGTAAGACATTGACGCTTGTGTCATTGGCTGTCTTTCTCGGTATAGCTTCGTATTTTCTAGTGGAAACGACGAAGAACGAGAAGCAACTGACGGCACAAGCGTCTGTTGTTTTAGGGCACGCAGATTTGGTTGTCTTACAGACTGCGCTTACAGAAGCACAAATTGGGCAAGCGTTCGC